TCAGCCCGAACCTGGTGATCGGTCAGTTTTGGCTGCCAGATCCTGCGCCGGGAAACAACACGCTGACGGTCTCTCTGCCGGCCACCAGCGCCACGAGTTACGAGATTCAGGTGGCTGTATTCAACGGCGATTCTGAGGTGGAGATCGACCAGGTTAATACCAGCCAGGGCTCCGGGACCACGCCGGCTGTGTCACTGACGACTACCGAGGATGACGCTAAGGTAGTCAGCGGCTTGGTCACCGAATCAGCCACGCCGCCCAGCGCCAATCAGGGAACACCGATCCACGAAATCGACAATGGCGCGTGGGGTACGGGAATGTGCGAGGTGAACCAGGTCAGCGCAGGGCCGTTGACCGTCTCCTGGTCCACCGGCAACGATGCCTATATTTGTGTGGCGGTTGCCTACATTGAGGCTGGCGGTCCAGAGCCAGAGGTTGTTACCGGAGCCGCTGTCCTCTCCGGATCAGGCGGTCTTTCAGCTCAGGCGACAAACGTTGTCCTCGCCCAGGCGCAGCTCTCTGGAGCAGGCGGCACAGCCGGCGCAGCGCTCAACCATGCTCTGGCTGAGGCGACCCTGGCGGCCGGCGGTCACATCTCCGGCTCACCGATCCTGATCGTCCTGGGGGCTGGTCAGCTCGTCGGATCCGGCGCGATAGAGGCCGTCGCCCTGCTGGTCCGGCTGGCCTCCGGGCAGCTTACCGGATCTGGGGCGCTCATGGGCGCGCCGATCATGATTGTTCCCGGTGCGGGCCAGCTCTCGGGAACCGGGGCGCTCTCTGGCGACTCTCAAGGGATCGTCCCTGCCACCGCTCAGCTCTTGGGCGCAGGCGGCCTGCAGGGAGCGGCAATCCTGATTGTGCCGGCCGGAGGCGCTCTCGCCGCTAGCGGCGCACTCTCAGGCGCAGCTGAAATCATCGGCGCCGCCGGGCTGGTGTACGGAGCGGCATCTCTGGTCGGTAGCGGTGCACTTTCTGCTGCAGGGCAGCTTACGGTGCTCGGGCAGGCCCAGCTCTCGGGCGAGGCTAATCTGCAAGGCACGCCGACCCTGACCGTTTTCGGAGCGGGCAATCTGACCGGCGCAGGGGAGGCTCAGGGCGCTGCGCTACTCATCGTGCAGGCGGTGGTCGCCCTGATCGGCTCCGGCATGTTGAGCGCCACCGGTCGGATCCCCGATCTGACCGTAGTCCTGCCCGACGGCAGGACGCTGGTTGTAAGCGACGAGAGGCGCATCTTCGAGGTTGAGCCGGAGACTCGGTTTTTTACTGTTGAACCGCAAACGCGCACGCTGGCTGTCGAGCCGGATTTGCGCACGCTCTTTGTTGAGCGGGATATCCGCACATTGGAGGCTTGATATGGCGTTCGGAACAAATTATGCCAACTCGGTACTCGCCTCGTATGACGGCTACTATGTGAGCCTTCACGATGGCAACCCCGGTTCTACCGGGGCCAATGAGATTGTGGGCGGGTCTTATGCCCGCAAACAGGTCAGTTTCGGGGCCGCTGCAAACAAACAGGCGTTGAACGACACCATCTTGGACTTCACTGGAATGCCTGATACCACATCCAGTCCCATCACTCACGTCGGGCTATGGACCCAGGCAAGCGACGGCAACTTCGTGATTGGCGGCGAATTAACCTCTCCGAAGGTAACCAATGCCGGGGATACCTTCCGTTTCCCCGTTGGTGACCTGGCCGCTATCCTGACCTGAAATGGCTAACGACCTTATCTGTCTCAAGCGCCCGGGCGCCAAACTAGATTATGGCGTGGACTGGTCTAGGGAGCTGGCGCAGCACGGGGATACGATCTCTCAGAGCGAGTGGTCGGCAGAGCCTGATGGCCTGACTCTGGAGGGCGACGCTCACAATGCCACGGAGACGACCGTGTGGGTGTCCGGCGGGCAGATCGGTACGCATTACGAGATCACCAACCGCATTGTGACTGCGCAGGGCAGGATCGACGAGCGGTCAATTGGGATTGTGGTGGCGAAATAATGGCCGAATTCAACGAGCTGCAGCTCAGGTTCGATCTGGATCTGGACGAGACCGGGGATGATGCCGCTGAGCGGATGATCAGCCCCGAGCAGGCGCGCCAGATATCGGAGGCGAGCCGGCAGGCGTTCGATGCGCTGCGGGCGGCCAGGGGCGCCGCCGGAGAGCAGCCGTGGTTTGCGGATTACACCAGGCTGTTGGAGCTGGGCTGGCCGTGGAGGGTCGCTACCTATATTGCCTGGGCTGCATCGCCCAAGAAAGACCGCTGGCCTTCCAGCTTGCAGGAGCTGGCAACGGCGGTGCTGGGGCTGACCGGCCCGAGGCAGATTTACGCCTGGCGGAAGAAGTATCCGGCTATCGATGCGACTGTCGCAATGCTGCAGGCGGCCCCGCTCTGGGAGCACCGCAGGGACGTGCTCAACGCGCTGGTAATCAGCGCATCCGACCCGGATTATAAGCACCACCCGGATCGTAAGCTCTTGCTTGAGATGCTGGGTGACTATGTGCCGCGGTCCCAGCTCGATATCGGGCGCAAGGCGAGCGGGGACATCACGGAGCTGTCCGATGCGGAGCTGGAGGCGATCATCGGGGAGCGGCTGCGGGCGCAAGGCGGCGAGGTGAACGATGACGATTAGCGCCATTGCCGTTCGACCAGAGCAGGCCAAAGCGGAGCTGGCCCGGCGAGAGCTGGCGAGACGGCGGTTCATCGACTTCGAGCAGTACGTGGCTCCCTACTACCGGCCGGCCCGGCATCACCGCCTGGTCGGCGATTACCTGGAGATGGTGGAGACTTATATCCGGACCCGTGGTGCAACCGGGATCGGGCGGCTCTTGATCCTGGAGCCGCCTCGGCACGGAAAGAGCGAGCAGGCCAGCAGGCACTTTCCTGCCTGGGTCCTCGGCCGGCTGCCAGACAGCCGGGTGATCATCACTTCATACGGGCTCGACCTGGCGCAGGATTTCAGCCGGGCGGTGCGGGATATCGTGGCGGGCGACCGCTATAAGAACCTTTTCGGGAGCCGCGGGACGGTGGATGTGGAAGTGGAGCTGTCCAGCGATTCTCGTAGCGTGCGGGCCTGGGATCTGGCGGCGCCACACAGAGGCGGTGTTGTGGCGGCCGGCGTGGGAGGCGGCATTACCGGTCGGGGCGCTCATCTGCTGATCGTAGACGATCCGCTGAAGAACCGGGAGGAGGCCGAATCGGCGGCGCATCGGGACAGTATCTGGGAGTGGTGGACCAGCACAGCCTATACCCGCCTTGAGGACGGGGCCGCCGTCGTAGGAATGCTAACCAGATGGCATGGCGACGATTGGGCCGGCCGGCTGCTCAGGTTGATGGCAACCGATCCACTGGCAGATCAGTGGGTGGTGCTCCACCTGCCGGCTACCTGGGAGGAGCCGGTGGTTCCGGACGGTAAAACATTCGACGAGTACGCCAGGGAAAAGCTCCTGGAGGGCGTGTGGATTGGGAAGGTTGACGAGCTGGGACGTGGGCCGGGTGAGCCGCTCTGGCCGGAGAAATACTCCGCCGATGACCTGCACAGGATTAAGCGGAACATCGGGGAATACGATTTTGCTGCGCTGTATCAGCAGTCGCCCTATCTGCGCAGCGGGGCGATGTTCAAGCGGGAGTGGTTCACGGTGGTGGATGCTCCGCCAAAGTCTGAAGATGTGATCCTACGCATCCGGGTATGGGATAAGGCAGGTTCGAAGTCGGGAAAGAGCGATTATGCAGCAGGGGTGCTGATGAGCCTGACCAGAGATGAGCTGGTCTATGTGGAGGATGTTGCCCGGCTGCAGGGCACGCCGGGAGAGCGGGACGAGTTGATCAAATCGACTGCACTGGTTGATCTGAAGCGCAAAGGGCCGCGAACGAAGGTCTGGCACCAGCAGGACCCCGGAACAGCGGGCCTCGACAGTGCGCAGGCAACTAACAAGATGCTGGCGAAATTAGGTGTAAAGGCGGAGTTTGCCCCGGTTACCGGAGATAAGGAAACCAGAGCAGATCCGTGGTCCAGCGCACTTCAAGCCGGGCAAGTAAGACTCTTGCGTGGGGCCTGGAATGAAGCCTTTATAGAAGAGCATATTAGCTTCCCGAAAGGGAATTACGATGACCAGGTTGATGCAGCCAGTTGGGGCTATTCGAAGCTGACCGGCCACACGCCGAGGGAGAGCCGGATCTTATGAGCATCATTTCTCGGTTCAGCTCCTGGCTCGCCGGGGCCGCGTTCAAAGCGGCGGTTAAGGCTAATAAGCTCACCTTCCTGCCGGCGTGGATCAAGACTACCTGGATGGAGATCTCCTGGCGTTCCCTGGTGAGGAACGGATACAAGGCCTCCTCTGCGGTGTTTGGCTGCGTCAGGGCGCTGGCTCATTCGTTCCCGGAGCCCCCGCTCGTTGTGTGGAAAAAAACGAGTATTGGAGACCAACCGGAGAATGATCACCCGCTGCGGAAATTGATCGAACGGCCTAACCCGGATATGGGTGAAGCCGAGTTTATGCAGTATGCGGTCGTCTATGCGTCCGTTGGCGGCAATTGTTACATCTGGAAGCAACGCTCTTCTACAGGCCGGGTAGTGGCATTGTGGCCGATGCATGACGGTCAGGTGACCCCGGTCCCCGGGCAGACTTCGGCGGAGGGCCTGGTCAAGGAGTATCTGTACGATCCGGGCGACGGTCGGAAGATCGTCCTGGAGAAAGAGGACGTGATCCACTGGAAATGGATGCCCGATCCGGAGCAGCCCTGGCGAGGGATGGGCGCGATTGAAGCGGCAGCCAGGGACGTGTCGAGCGACGTGGAGAGCACCCGGTACGTGTACGCATTGCTCAAAAACGACGCCATCCCCAGGGTGGTCGTGACACTGGTCGAGGGAGACGAGCTGACCGAGGAGAAGGCGGAGCGGCTGAGCGCAGCCTGGCAGAGCAAGTACGGCGGAGACAACCGCGGCGCGCCGGCATTTTTGGAGGCCGGTATGACGGTGCAGCGGCTGGGCATGAACATGATGGAGCTCTCGATGGAGGCGCTCAAGGAGGTGCCCGAGAGCCGGATCTGCGCCGCTTTCGGTGTGCCCCCGGTGATCGCCAGCCTGCTGGTCGGGCTTAAGCGGTCCGATTACGGCGACGGCCAGGCGAGAAAGGCATTCACCGAGACCACCCTGACAGCCCTATGGCGGGCGTTTGCGAGCGAGCTGCAGGCGGGGCTGGTGGACGATTTCGGGGGCGGGGTCTACCTGCGCTATGACATGAACCAGGTCACGGCCTTGCGAGAGAACGTGGGCGAGCTGTGGAGCAGGATCGACCGGGCCATAGCCGGAGGCTACATCACGCGAGCCGAGGCCCGCCGGGCGCTGGGGTTCGATGCGGGGCCGGAAGATGATGTGTACCGGGAGAGCCTGGCGATGCTGTGGGTGCGCCCGGGTCAGGGGCAGGAGCTGCCTGAACCCAGCAGCGAGGGGATTAAGGCGCTGCCGGCGCCCAAGACGAAGAGCCTGGCAGTTTACGGCCGCAGCCTGCAGCGCATCCGGCTCTCCACCGCGGTACGGATGGAACGGGAGATAGACGATTATTTCTCCCGACTGGCGGACCGGGTGGTGAGCCGGGCCGAAAAAGCGCTGAAGGAGCTGGAGACGAAGGATCTTCCAGCGGTAGGCGACCTGCTCACGCCTGGCGACGAGCGGGATCTACTGAACCTGGTAAAGCGCTGGTACATCGCCATCGCAGAGGCGAGCTGGGAGACGATCAACCTGTCTCTCGGGGTAACTGCGGCGTTCGACCTGACTGACCCGGCGATCACGGAGATGCTGAAGGGCGCCGGCCGGCAGGTGCGGGAGATCACGGAGACCACCCGCCAGGCGCTCGTCGAGGCCCTGCAATACGGAAACGAGCAGGGCTGGAGCATTGCTCAATTGGTCCGAGGCGACGAAAACCAGCCGGGTATCCGGCAGATCGTCGAGGAGACCTACCGAAACCGGGCGAAGACCATCGCCCGGACGGAGCTGGGCAACAGCCAGAATGCGGTGGCCGCCAACCGCTACGAGGCGGCCGGGCTGGAGCTGGTGGAGATCCTGGATAACGGCGACACGGACGATGATGAGGAGTGCCAGGTCGCCAACGGCCAGATCTGGACCGTGAAATATTTTCGTGAGCATCCGCTGGAGCACCCGAACTGCTCGCGTGCGCCGGCGCCGTACTTCGGTGATCGGAAACCGGACAGGAGTTGAAGATGACGGAAGAAATTATCTACAAAACTCTGAAGGCACAGGTTAAGGATGACGGTGAGCAGGGGCAGGTCTCCGCTGTAATCGCCACATTTGGGGTGGTGGATGCGGATGGGGACATCATCGAGCCGGGCACGTTCACTGCCGGGCAGCAGGTGCCCATGGCCTGGGCGCATGACTGGACGAAGCTAATCGGAAAAGGGGAGATCCAGACCACTCAGACCGCGGCGATCTTCAACGGCGCGTTCTTCCTGGAGACGGAGGCCGGCCAGGAGGCCTATAAGACGGTGAGGGCGATGGGGGATCTCCAGGAGTGGAGCTGGGGTTTCCGGGTGCTGGATGCGTCCTACGAGCTGCGTGATGATGGAGATTACATCCGCATTATCAAGCGAGCTGATGTTTATGAAGTGTCGCCGGTTCTCAGGGGCGCCGGCGTGGGAACTTATACTCTAGACCTGAAAGGCATGACCTTCGACGAGCATGAGAAGGCGGTCTTGACCGCCATCCGCTCCTACGGGGACCGCGTGCGGGCTCTGGCGGGGCTGCGGGAGAAGGAAGGCCGGACGGTCGGGGATAGGCGACTGGCAGGGCTAAAAGCGGTCCTGTCGGAACTCCAGGAGATCCAGAACCTGCTGGAGAAACAGGCGCAGCCGGAAATCGACGTGCGCAAACAGTACAACCAATTCCTGAAATTTGAAGCACGCCTGAACGGCGTGTTGGAGGACTGAGACATGGCTACCAAGCTTGAACAGAAGCGTGAAGAACTGAATGCCAAGCGGCAGCAGTTGGCTGAGATCTTCCAGAAGTATCCGGATCTCGACATGCCTGCCGACGTGGCTGCGGACATCAAGGCCCGGAATGACGAGCTGACGGCCCTGGGCAAGGAGTTTGACGAGCTGAAGGAGCTGGCGGAAATCGAGAAGAAGACCCGCCAGGCCCACGCGGCTGACAACCGGCCGGCCACCAACCTGCCGATCAACCGCCAGCCGGCCGGCGGCGAGCAGCCTGAGCAGGATCGGAAGAGCATCGGGCGGCTCTTCGTGGAGAGCGCGGCCTTCAAGGAGTACAACAGGGCAGCCCGGAGCGGCCCGGCGGTGGAGGTCAAGGCTCCGCACCTCTGGGAGCGCAAGGCGTTGCTTGACACATTCACGATGCCGCCCGAGGTACGGCGCACGGGCCTGATCCTACCCAGCCCCATGCGCCGGCCGATGGTGGCGGACCTGATCCCTCAGGGTCAGACCAGCCAGATGGCGATCCAGTACATGGAGGAGGTTGTGGCGATCAACGCCGCGGGTCCGGTTGACGAAGGAGCGCCGAAGCCCGAAAGCACGCTGCAGTTCGCCCCCCGGAACAGCCCGGTGGCGAAGATCGCCACGGTGCTGCCTGTGACCGATGAACTGCTGGCCGACGAGCCCGCGGCTGAGAGCTATGTGGAGCAGCGCCTCCGCACCTTCCTAGAATTGGCCGAGGAGAACCAGCTCGTCAACGGCAACGGCGTCCCACCGGCCTTGACCGGGATCATGAACGTCCTGGGTGTGCTGAACCAGCCGAAGGCCGCAGACCCCACCCCGGATGCGATCTATAAGGCGATGGTCCAGATCATGGTCAACAGCTTCCTGGACCCGAGCGGGATCGTCATCCATCCGTTAGATTGGCAGGATATCCGTTTGTTGAAGACCGCCGACGGCGTCTACATCTGGGGTTCGCCTGCCGATCCTGGGCCGGAGCGGATCTGGGGCCTGCCGGTGGTCAAGACCACCGTCGCCACCCAGAACACCGCCATCGTCGGGGCCTTCGACACCGCCTGCCAGATCTTCCGCCGGGAGGAGGTTTCGTTTGCGATCTCCGACCAGCACGCGGATTTCTTCGTCCGCAACCAGGTGATGCTGCGGGTGGAGGAGCGCCTGGCGTTCGTGGTGTACAGGCCGCAGGCGTTCTGCCTGGTGTCCGGCATCTAGGTCGGCATCTAGGCCGTCTGGGGATTCGATCAGAGCTTGTGGGGGCGGGTGGGAGACCGCCCGCCCCAGGAGGAAATCATGCCAATCGAAGGAGCATACACGGGCTGGAAGAGCGCTGGGCCGCCCAGCAATGGGACGGACGAAGTGCAGACTCTGACTCTTTCCGCAGCTCCGGCAGCGGGGAGCTTTCGTCTCAAGTTCGAAGGCTTCGAAACCGGGCCTCTGGCTTTCGACGCGCCGGCGGCTGCGATGGAGGGGGCGCTTGAGGACCTGCCGAGCATCGGACATGGGAACGTGTCGGTGGGCTTAGTCGGCCAGGTTTACACGCTGACCTTTGGCGGGGTGCTGGCGAAACTGGCCTTGAGCCTGGTGCAGGTGCTGGATAACACCATCGAGGACGCGCTCGGAGATCCGGTGGATATCGCCGTGGCCCGCAGCCAGGCGGGCGTCACAGCGACCGGCCGCGGGGCTCCGAAGGGAGCTCTCCTGCTGGACACCACCAACGCCAAATACTACATCAACGGGGGCAGCGCATTGGAGCCGTCCTGGAGGCTGGTCACCAGCGCATAAGGAGGATGAGAAGATGCCTGCATGGAAATGTAATCGCCGGCTGTGGAAGACCGATGACGGCCTGATCGTGGAGGAGGGCGATCCGAGGGCTCGCCGCCTTTACGCCATTCCCGGGACCGTGCTCCAGCAGAGGCCGAAAGTGGAGAAGCTGCCCGGCGCAAAGGCGGTCACGCCCAAAGAAGACAAGCAGCTCTCCATCGATGAGGTCGAGGACAAATGAGCCTGGTGAGCGTGGGTGCCTGCCGCGACCTGGTGCGCACCAGCCTGGAAGACGGCGAGCTGCAGGCCATCATCGACCGGGTAGAGGCTGAGCTGGTCTCCAGGATCGGCCCGTTTCAAGATGAGACCGGGGCGGTGGAGACGACGGAGACCGGCGTCCTGATGCCCGGCAACCTGATCCTGACCAAACAGCCGATTGAAACGGTGGTGAGTGTGAGTGTAGGCGGCAATCCGATAGCCAGCACGGGCTTATCGGTACGGGGCGGGGCCGGGATGGTCAAAATCGTGTGGGTGATTGCCACGACCCCGCCCACTTCTTACACCATCGTTTACAGGCCGATGGACCAGCGAGCGGCGCTGACGCAGGCGATCATTGACCTTGTGCGCCTCACTCTGGAGCGCACGGCGATGAGGTCTGAGAGCGTCGCCGGGGAGTACCACTACCAGGCGCCGGACTGGGAGCGGGAACGCCTGAGGATCATCAGGCGGGTATGCCCGGCGGTGGTGTGAGATGAGCCTGGACAGCCACCTGATTCACCGCTGCGTGATCGCGCGCAGCATAGTGACCGGCGAGGACCCGTTGGGCGGACCGGGGGCAGAGACCACTCAGACGGTCTATTCCGGGCCATGCCGGTACGTGGAGCGTGAGGAGCGGATTGCGGGCAGTGACCGGGCGGAGGTGACCATCGTCAAGCGGCTGGTCTTGCTCCTGCCCTTGATGGCGGACGTGAAGGAACAGGACCGGGTGACTTCGATCACTGCCGATGGAGGGCCGGTTGGGGGCGTGCATCGCATCACATCAGTGCTTCAGCGGAGATCCGGGAGCCTGCACCACAAGAGCGTGGAGCTGGAACGTATCTGATGGCTGTCAAGATCAAGTGGCGTGGTCAAGAAGTCTTAGAGACCTCCATCGAGCACCTGGAGCCGATCATGTCCGATATAGCTCTTGCAGCCGAGGGCAACAGTAAAAAAGAGCTATACAAAGGGCATGGTGTTCTCACAGGCACCCTGCGCCGCTCGGTTCACGCCGCGTCTCCAGGATACAACTGGTCGTCTGACACCGGGGCGTCCGAGCTGGGCGGCCAGCAGGTAACTCCGGAGCGACGCGGCGGCCGTCTGGTAGTGGAGCTGGGCAGCGGGCTCTCGTATGCCCTGGCGATCCATCAAGGTTGGAGCGGTCCGCCGTTTCGTGGGAGCTTCTCAGGTTACCACTACATCACGAACGGTGTGGAGAAGACCCACGGCCAAGTGCCCGGGATCGTGGCGAGGCACAGGATCAAATGATCAACTCGCTGGAAGCTGTCATCCAATATTTCAAGACCGCTGGCCTGTCTACCACTCAGATCGCCAGTAAGGACAGGTTCGGTGAAACTTGGGACGTTGGCTCTAAAGCGGTCGTGGTCAACCTGGATGGTGGAGATCCGGACATCTACCTGCCGGTCCAGAACGTCCGGCTGGAGGTGCGCTGTTTCGGTCAGGACCGATTTCAGGCGTTGCAGCTCCTGACAGAGGTCATTACTCTCAGCCGGTCCACACACAGGGTATCGGTGGCGGTGACTGACGGCACCGCCCTGATTTACTACATCAACCCGGCGAGCGGGCCGTCTGCACTGTTTGATATGGATCTGCAGATGGATTTCGCTCTCATGTTCTTCGAATCGAAGATAGCTGAACAAGGAGTATGAAGAAATGAACACTGCGCCCTATGAAATTTTGACCGGTGTCGGAGAGCTATTTGTGGCTCCCGTAGGTACCGCATTTCCTGCGCTCGGGGCAAACCCCGGCTCAGAGTGGACACACTTAGGACAGACACAGGATGGAGTCAAGGTGTCGGCTGAGCAGAGCATCACGAAAATCAGAACCGACCAGGAGACCGGGCCGGTCAAGGCCACACGGACGGAGGAGGATCTCATCATTACCACGAAACTGGCCGAAATGACGCTGGAGAACCTGGCGACGGTGCTCGGCAATACGGTCACTGACACTGCGCCAGGGGCTGGTACCATCGGCACCCGTTCCACCGGCCTGTATCGGGGCCAACTCGTGAAAACCTATGCCTTCCTCTTCCGAGGCGTGAGCGCATACGGAGCGTTCCCTGCGCAGTACGAGGTGCCTGTCGGCTTTTTCGCCGGGAACACCGAAACGGAATACAAGAAGGACGGGAACGCCCAGATCGGGGCGGAGTTCCATGCCCTGGTGGACCCGAACGCCGATACTGCAGGTGAGAAATTCGGCCGGTTGGTCATGCAGGATGCGGCTGCCTTATGACGAAAGACAAAGCCCTCAACCTTGATGAATTATTCGGGCGTGCCAGGCCGGTGGTCGTGGTCTGGCAGGGAGAACGCTACGAGCTGGTGAGGCCGGAAGCCCTCACGCCGGTCGAATACCAGCGATGGGTTGCGCTTCAGCGGCGCATGGCTCCCTTATTCGACGGCCTGGACAATGTGGACAACATGACCGAGAAGCAAGCTGAGGAGCTGAACACGGCGATCACCGAAGCATTGGGCCTGTTCAATGCAGAGCTGGCGGCGGCCGGCCTGCCGTTCGCAGCCAAAATCAAAGTCCTTGAGTTCTACACAGAGCAGGTCTTCGAACCGCAGAAGGCAGGCGACCCAAACCCGATTGGGGCATGACGTATGCCCGTCTCTCGGCTGTCTACGGCCTGAGTTACACGGACATCAACGCCATGCCCCTGTCAGCGATCAACGCCTATATCGAGCGCATCCCGGCCGTGCTGGCAGAGCGCAGGCTGGTGGTTGCTGACGGCGCGAGCGTACCGTGGATGCAAGACCCGGAGCGTGTGCTGCGCTCCTGGTTTGATATGGCGTATGGAGAAGTAGCCGCCAAGCCGGCGACGCCTGGCGAGCTGATGCTGCTCGGCATAGCGGTTAAAAGGGTGAAACCTGATGGGAACTAGCCTCGGTGAAGCCGTCCTAGAAATTGCCGGCGACTACACCAAACTTGAGGGAGACATCGAGAAGGCGCATAAAACCGCCATCTCGAAGTTGAATAAAGTCGGCGAGGGGATGAAGTCGGTGGGGAAGAACATGACCGCCGCCGTCACTTTGCCGATTCTCGGGATTGGTGTGGCGTCCATCAATGCGGCTTCTGATCTTGATGAAAGCCGAAGCAAAGTGCAGGTGGTTTTCGGCGACCAGGCGGCGGCCGTCGAGGACTTTGCCAGCCGGGCAGCCGAGGCGCTTGGAATGAGCGAAGAGGCGGCTCTGGCGGCGGCCGGCACATACGGGAATCTGTTCACCAGTATGGGGATGGGCCAGGATGCGGCGGCAGATATGTCTATGGGCCTGGTGCAGCTCGCCGCCGATTTGGCTAGCTTCAACAATATGGACCCGACTGAGGTGTTGGACAAGCTTCGGGCGGGTCTGACCGGGGAGACAGAGCCGCTGAAGGTCCTGGGCGTCAACCTGAACGCCGCGGCGGTCGAAGCCAAGGCGATGGAAATGGGGCTCATAGGGGTGGATGGAGAGCTTACAGCCTCCGCCAAAGCCCAGGCGACGTATGCGCTGATCCTTGAGCAAACGAAAAACGCTCAAGGTGACTTCGCCAGGACCAGCGACGGCCTGGCGAACAGCACCCGGATCGCTAAGGCCCAGCTCCAGGATGCCGCTGCACAGCTCGGGACGCAACTCCTGTCGATAGCGCTGCAGGCAGTCAATGTGCTCAAAGACCTGTTGACCTGGTTCAACGGTCTGCCCTCATCCGTCCAGCAGGTGATTGTTGTGTTCCTGGGGCTGGCGGCCGCCATCGGGCCATTGCTGATGATCATTGGCAGCCTGATCACCTCCATCGGGGCAATCGTTCCGGTGGTATCCACAGTGATCGGGGTGCTCTCCGGTCCGGTGCTGGCCGTGATCGCTGCAGTGGTTGCCGGTATCGCGTTGCTAGCATTGGCCTGGAAGAATAATTTCTTCGGCATCAGGGATACGGTCGCTGCAGTCTGGTCGGCCATTCAGTCGATTTTTGCGGCCTTTAAAGCTGCATTTCAGGGCGATTGGACAGCCTTCGGCGAGCACTTGCGGGCTGCCTGGGATACGATCTGGAATCTGATCAGCGGCCGGTTCGAAACGGCGAAGGAGACACTCGGGAACATCGCACGCGGGATCGTGGACACCGTTCGCAAGATCTTCACCGGCGAATTCGATTGGGGACAGTTGGGGCAGAACATTGTCCAGGGTATCGCCAATGGGATCACCTCGGCGGTTGACTGGGTTATGGCGGCCGTGCGAGGTCTCGGGTCTGCGGCGATCTCGGCCATCAAGGGATTTTTGGGGATTGCATCTCCGAGCCGGCTATTTGAGCAAGAGGTTGGGTTTCAAATGGGCGCCGGGGTGGCCGCCGGGGTAGATGAGAGCATGAGCCTGGTAGAGCGGGCTCTGGCCACCAACCTGGGCAACCTGAACATTAACGCCCCAGGCCGCGGATCTGCGCCGGTGATGATCACCGTGCCGCTCACCGTTTACGGCGGTGATCCGGCCGTGGTTCGGACTGCAGCACAAGACGGGGTGACCGCGGCGATTCGCCGCCTGGGATTAGGGTAGATGAGCTACGTTTATCTGCGTTTTGGAAGCACATTTCTGCCTTATTACGACCCCGACCAGGACATCGGGACGGGCTCGTCCAGGCTCGACATCGTACCGCTGCCTGGCGGCGGGTTTTTCGACGCGCTTGGTGACCAGCAGGCACCACGAGAACCAACAAAGCTCTCAGGGAAAGCGTTGATTCTCGCCGAAACTCCGGCGGAGCTGCGGAACGCATTTGCCAGCTTGCGGGCTATGCGCGGCAAACGAGATAAGCTCTTCCGGAAGCATGGCGGCACCGGCGACCTGGAGTGGTGCTATGCCCGCTGCAACGAGATCCGGGCCACTCGCCGACCGGCCACCCCGTTGACCCAAGAGGTCGAATTTTCCTTCCAGATGCTCTCTCCGAGCTGGTTCGGGCTGCGGCACAGCACAGGCTGGCTCCTGGACGATGGTCTTAATCTCGATGACGGCCTGGCCTTCGATGAGGGCGCCCCGATCCCTCTTGTTCCAGGCTCTCAAGAAGTTACCTTGCTGAATGAAGGAAATGCCGATAATCACCAGCTTGTGCTGACGATTGTCGCCGGATCTGGGTCAATAACGAAGGTCACCATCCAAAAGGTCGGGGAAACCGATATTTCGTTCAATGGCTCACTATTTCCGGCACAGAGCCTGATCATCGACGCCGGCGCCAGGTCAATCATCAAGCAGGGGGCTGATGCATACAACGATTTCTCCATCGGCCCGGGCCATTCGATTGGCAAGTGGCTCAAATTGGTTCCGGGAGCCAACACGTTCACCATCACGCTCAACGGAGGTGGCAGCGGCTCTCGGCTCTATTACACCTATTACGACGCCTGGGAGTAGAGATGGAATTCTGGATTGACATCGAAACACCCGCAGGTAATCGGCTGGGAGACGGGCCGATCTCCACGGCCCTGTACTGGGATAAAACCGAACGCCTGGACCGGGCGGGCGATTTTGCCTTTTCGATGCCATTATCTGATCCGCGGTCCGCACTGGTGGTTGAGAAACGGGTTGCTCACTGTTGGGCTGCCGAAAACGGGAAGGTCGTCGATAAAGGCTCCGGGGTGATCGACCAGATCACCGTCCGGACGGATGCGGATGGCCGAAAATTCCTGGACGTGTCCGGAGGCTTAATTGAGCGCGAGCTCACCTACCGGAGCGTAGGTTTCCTGCAGCTCAGTGATGGCAACGGCGGCGGGGTCTCTAATGCGCTGGCGCAAATTATGAGTTTTGCACCTCCAGGTTGGACCATTTCACCTGATGGCTATGGCTCCACCATCTCGGACATTTATGCTGCTTTTGCCGGCGAGCTGATCCTGAACGCCCTGGTGAAGCTGGCCGAACACACCGGTGAGCATTTCCGCTTCGACGGTCGCAGCCTGGTCTGGCTGCGGAAAAACCTACAAAATTCCGGCGTCCGAGCCGTCCAGGATGGTGAGCCGGATGCGACAAAGGTCCTGATCAGATCACTAGAGAGGGTGAAAGACAGTTACGAGCTGGTGACAAGGATCTACCCGTATGGGGCGGGTAATGCTGATGCCCGGCTAACACTTGCCACCTGTACCCAAACGCCACCCGCAGGTTACGCCCTGGAGACCAATCAGAACCGTCTCATCTGCAACGCGGCGGAATCGGCCTACGGCATTATCGTAGAGCGGTACCTGTCCTGGAAGGACATCGGTCCTGTGGCGAATACCGACCTGGATCTCCAGGCGGCCGCCAATACGCTCTATCAGGCCGCATACGAACACCTCCGTCGTTTCAGCCAGCCACAGCAGTCCTACCGGCTGGAGATCCGCTCGGCCGGCGCCCAGCTCCTGCTGCCGGGCCAGACCATCCGGGTGGTTTATCAGGACTGGGTGGACGGGTACAAGGAGATCGATCTGGATACCGATCTCGTCATCCTGGAGGTGACCACCCGCCTGGATGCCGGCGGCCAGGCGGCCATCGGGTTGCAGGTCTCCACCGTTGACCGCTGGCCCACTTCCGGGAGTGAGATCCAGGCCAGCCAGATCGCTGAAGGTCGAGTTTTCGAGGCGCACCCCCAGCTCTCGGCCAACAGCTATGTGACCGCCTACAGCCAGGCTATGGACTCGGGCGCTCCGGCTCGGTTCGATTTCTGGTTAGGGAAAGAAGTCACCATGGTCAACCAGGTGGCACTAAGATTTCGGGTTGATCCGCTGCGTTCAACAGTGAAGGCGTCCGCAGCAGGCGGCGGAACAACGGTCACCAGTGAGGATGGCGGTGGTGGTGCCGTCACCAGTGAGGATGGCGGCGGCCAGACTGCGGATGGCGGCGCGCACCTACATGTTTTCCATGTGTTCGATATCAGCCACGCGCCCAGCCCTGACCCGGTTTATTTCGATGTGCTAGACGGATTTGGCGGGCTTTTCGCTAGCGGTGTATCGGGCACCTATGACGAGGTGCAAGTAGGTGTCTCCAACTCCCACGAGCATACAATCAATCCCCACAAACACACGATCAATATTCCACCACACTCTCATAGTGTCCAGATCCAGCCACACACACACCCGATGGTTTACGGCATCTTTGAGGAGTCTCAAGCGAACACGCTGGACGTGGAGGATTTGTCGTTCCGAGTGAATGGTGGTTCGGACCTGTCCGCCAGCGTGGTGGAGTTAGGCAACGGGTGGTACGAGCTTGATCTCACGGCGGCGGTGGCTGATCCGGTGAGCTTCCGGCCCAACCAGGCGGCCAACCGGTTGGAGATCTCGACTGCCGTGACTGAGAAGACTGCACAGATTACCGGGCAGCTCGTGGTCCGCAACATCATCCAGGCAATCGCAGTAATATAGGAGCTAATATGACACACTATCATCACACTCCAATATCGTCTAACCGTGCGCCGGCAACGGCCGCCACGATTAATAGTCCTCTCGGCCAGCTCGACGCCGTGCTGGCCGGCGTCCGATCCGAGGTGGTGTCTGCTCGATCCGGGTATCCCAATCTGGACGCCCGCCTGGATGCACTTGTCCTATCCGGTGGCAATATCTCCACCCGGGCGATTGGCCTCCAGGCGGCTGGTGCGACCAGCCTGGTGGTGGAATCCACGTCTGGATTCATCGCCGGCGCTAGGATCGCTTATAGCCTCTCCACCGGTAAGATCGAGTACAACCGGATCTCAACGATCCCGGACGGCATTCATCTGAGCCTGACGACTGCCACGGGTGGGCAAATCCTTGACGATACCGTGATCAGCATGATCTCAGAGTCAGAGTTTCAGGCTGCCCAGGCAATTCCCCATGTTGGTAATCTGACCCTGCCGGACGCAATAGAATTCGCAGCCGGGCGGACCATTAATGTGTTGGCTTTTGGAGCCCGGGGGGACGGTATTACTGACGACACGCTCGCCTTCAGAGCCGCCGTCCAGGCGCTGGATGGCGGTCCCGGGCGAATATGGGTTCCTTACGGGAATTACCTCCTGCGAAAGCAGAACCCGGGTTCCCTCTACAACGGGATGCTCCATCATATTGTCGGTGTCTCGTCCATGGAAAACGTGTCAATTGAGGGGCGAGGTACGCTGGTCACCGACGATCTTGGGGCGGTCCTGGTGATTGATAATTGTAAAAACGTCAAAGTTCAGGGTTTGACGTTCGTTGGGACACGCGAGGCGTTGGGTTTTTCGAACAGCACGACCGCAATCCTCGCATATGGCAATGAAGGATTGGAGATCTCCGGCTGCCATTTCACGCAGTGGAGCAACGTCTGTATCATCGATGCCTCGGGTGAGTTCGACCAGAACGAAAGCACCAGCTTCGGCTACCGGGGCTTCCAGCATGAAACGCGCGTCCACCACAACATTTTTACGGATGTGTATGGTGGTGTTATCACGAAGCCATTTGGTTCCGTCAACTGCCAATACACCGACAACATCTTCATCCGGGTCGGGGAATACGGTGTGAAGGTTGACGGTGAGTTTTCCTACGAGCATCCCACGATGCCTCCGACCGGCCGGATCATCATCACGAACAACATTTTTGACGATGTGGCTCTGTTTGCGGACGAGCCTTCCCTGGTTGAGTGCCAGGGTATTCGGGTCGAAGAAAATGTCTTTGATCTGATCATCGCCAACAATGTGTTCAAGAATTTGCGTATCCCATCCGGGGGGTCTACCCTGTCTCGGGTGCGGGGAGTGAACGTTACGACAGGTCAGACCGGTCGAAGCTCGGGCCGGATCAATATCATCGGGAACACCTTCCACAATGTCGCCGACGATGCCATCTCTGTTTTTGCAGGAAATTACACCCCCGACCCCTCGCCCCTGCCGGAGATCTCTCACAGTCTAATTTTCGGCAACCTGATGCACAACTGTGGTGGAGGCATTCGCCTGCAGTCTAGCCCGGACTGCACCATCAAGTTTTTTGATATTCTCGGCAACCACATTTACTTCGACGCAGATGCACCCAATGCGCCGGCCGATAGTAATGGGATGTACCTATACCAGGTCGAAAACGTTGCTGTCAGGGACAACACTATCGATGGCGGAGAGGGGAAGATGTCCCGGGGGATTTATGTAAATGGGTCCTCCAGGCGTATGGTTATCGAAGGCAACCAGATCTATAACCCCCTGACCGCCTGCATCAGGTTTGACAATACAATTGCCGGGGCAGAACCCAAGCAGGATATTATTGTGGCTGGTAATACGGGGAGAATCACGATCAACAGCCAGGCGCCACTGTTCTACGCAACCGTGGATGTCGGTCTCTCAGGGGTCAACCGGCTGATTGTAGAGAACAATAGGTATAGCAATTCAGTGACCACGCCATCTGCCGTGATCAACATTAATGGCTGGCAGGAAGTGGATGTACGGGGTAATAACCTGCGGAACTGCACCATCGCAATCAACTTAAATACTGTGACCTCTGCGAGGGTGGTAAACAACGTCATCCATGAAACCAGCCGCAACGATGATGCGGTGGCCCTCACCAACTGTACCAACGTTATCCGCCGGCACAACATCACCAATGGGAAGATCTTTGATGAGGTCTACACCATCAATGATGATGCAGCGATCTCACTAACACCACCGGCTGATATGGGCCTGGTGACCGTGTTGGGGCAGTATAACCTGTCCTATTCGGGCTCAGTGTTGTATGCCGCTACCGGCTCGGGAGCAGTTACGCTGGCGGCCGGCGTCGGCTCGAACCTCAACGCCGCCACGGGCGCCCTGACGGGCACAACGGGCACCGACGGGAAGGTGACGGTATCGGCCCACTCCGACGGGAAAATTTACATTGAGAACCGCTCCGGGGCCAACCGGACGTTCTACATTCGCTTTACCTAGCTATGAGTTATCCTCGCAGACCAGATCGTTGCCGTCGGGGTCCAAGCCGAACGGATTTTCGATGCCCAGGTCAGTGCAGTATTCAAAGCACGCCTGGGCATACGCTTTTTCGCTGAAACCTTCGCAGGCCAGCGGGGCGCCTGTACAGTCACATGGTTCTGGGACGGTAAGCGTCAGATCTATAATCCTCAGATTCCCGCACTCCAGCCCGGGATTTTCGGCTATGAGTTGTTCGTGGGAGATACCATAAAGCAACATGATGCGAACACAGGTATCTCCATCTCGTATCCGGTAGCGAATCTTAACTATTTTAGGGGTGGCGGTTGGAGTCGGGCTGGGTATGCTGGTTGCCGTGAGTGCAGGCGTTTTTGTGGCGGGAGCTATTGAAGTGGCGGCCGGCGGCGTCTCTGAGGGCCGG